CCGCGCCGCCAATAGGAGCCGCGATAGCCGCTGCTTTGTTGTATGCGTTCCAGACCGCCGTAGCGCCGCGAACTACCGAGGTAATGCCCTTGACCGCCTGAACAACCGCCTCAAAGCGGGCAAGCATAATCAGCATCTTGGCAGCGTCTTCGTCCGTCGCCGCAGTCAGAAGGACCATCGAACGGGCAAGCGATGTAATCCCGCTGCCAAGCTGGGTTACGCCAGTCATCAACTTGTTGTCAATTGCTGCGAGCTTATTCCGCGCATCCGCGAGCCTGTTAGTCTCCTCGGTTTGCTCTTTCAGTTTTGAGGCCATATCCTCTTGGATACCGCCGATAATCCCGCCGTAATTAGGCTCAACCGGCCCTTGAACTTCACGGTGGTTATTATCGTAGCCCGGCGTCATTCTGCGGGCATACGCGGACAACTCAGGACCAGTCAGATCCTCGAATCTCTTTGGGCCAATCGGAGAGTGATACATCTCGTAAGGATTCGCCGCTGTTGTTCGCCGCGCAAACGCGCCCAGCTCAGCACCAGACAACTGAGAGAAAGACCTTGGGCCGTAGTAGGTAGATGCAGAGGTCCACATCTCTACACCACCGGGACCAGCCCTAGACGGCATCGGCCCGATAGGACTGCCGTAAGCGGTCGTCCCCGGCCCAGCCATCGCGTAACGCTTTGCCGCTGAAGTCCAAGCCGCAGCGCCCGACAACTGCGCCTCATTAGCTTTCTTGAGGCTTGAGGTCAGATTCTCAACAGACTTCGCCGCCGTCGAGGCCGATTGGCTAATTCCCTCAAGACCAGATTTCAACGCTTGAGAATTCTGGCTTGCCGTCTGCGCAGCGCTTCCCATTGTGGCTACGGACTTGCCAACCGATTCCGCAGCCTTAGCCGCGAGAGAAGCCGCCGTGTGAATCTTGTTCAGTGTATCCGTGACCTGAGAGGCTATCTTGGCATTTTCGCCAGTAGCCGCCGTTAGCCTGAGATTAACTGTCAATTCTCGATTCACAGCAAAGCCCCGCGCATAGCCATCATCTCAGCCCGAGAGTCCCGGACCATCGTTACGATTTGATGGATGATCGCGAAATCGCGCTGAACTACAGGATCGTGCGCCAAGTCACCAAGGCACAGCCCGCAAGTCGCCTGCGATTTCAAGTACATCTCATACATTCGGATATTCCGGTTGTTCAGCTCGTAGTCTTTCGCCTGCTCAGGAGACTTCTTTGGGCAAGTCTGGCAAGGCGGTAGAGCAGTCCCCCGCTCCACTCGCTTGCCGTTCCTTGTCATTATCTTTCCCCCGCGCTCGTCTGTGTCGTACCGCTCGCCTTGTATCTTGTCGAGAAAAACCCACTTCTGGCAATCGCCACAAGGTCTAGTCGCAAGCTCAGGATTCGTGATGAGCAGCGCTAGACCTTGCCTTAGTTTTTTAAGTTAGTCTCCACGCGAACATCGCCCTCGCACTTGTCTTCAACCGCGCTAATCGCAGCAAGCTCTGAATCGTAGATACGCTCCTCGGTTTGCTTCTCGGGGTTATCATCCGAGCCCTCTGTTCCATAGAGGACGATTCCCGCGAGCCGGTTGAACATCGCAAACTTGAGCTTTGCAATCGTCTTCCCCTCAATCGGAACCGTTGCCCCGTCGCGATCCACCAAGTCCCATTCCTTGATATGCTTGGCAAGCTCAGACGCAACAATCAATTCCGCCTGAGCCGCGTCACGCATTACCGCGCATTTCTTTACCATGCCCGCCCGCTGCTCAAGGAGCATTGGCCGATAACGGAAAGAACAAGCCGGATGAACACTTTTGAACTCCTTGATAAATCCATCCTCAAGGGTTCCGTCAATAAACGCATTAACCATAAAAATCGCCTCCTAGAAAAATAACTATCGTAACTTGGGAACAGACAAGGCATCATGCGGGCTCCATCCTCGATAAAGCCTTTTGGTAATAAAATTGACAGTCACGCCAAGTAATTGAGCCCACTCACCGATGCTTTTGCTTTCACCATTGAAAACAATGCGAACAGTATTTCTTTTGTTTCTTTGCTGCTCATCAATCTCAGCCCATCGGCAGTTTTCTGGCGAGTAGCCCTTATCTGAATCAATTCGCTCTACCGTTGATCTTGGAGTTGGGCGAGTACCCATATCGGTTAAGAAGTTTTCAAAACTGCTTTTCCATCGATCACAAACACGAATACCTCGCCCGCCATAATCCCCGTAGTTTTTGTGAGCCTCGCTGTTACATCGCTCCTTCATCGCGCACCAGTTGCGATACTCGGGAGAACTAGACTTTCCGTGAGTGCGATTAAGAAAAGACGATCGCTCCAGCTTTAAGCAACCGCAACTTTTGGTGTTTCCGGTACTCAAACAACCAACAGGAACAAAAGCGGTCTTACCGCAATCACACAAGCACTCCCAAACAGAATGACCGTGAGTGTTTTTTCCTACGTATTTGATCGCAGTCAACCTATTAAACCGCTTGTTCGTAATATCAATTCTTGCCATTTTCCTGCTCACTAGGGCGTCGCGTCATTCGTGATCACAAGTTCCGCAACACCCGAAGCATCTGTTTTGTATGCCTGAAGCTGGAGATTCAAGAGAATCTCGCCACCACGAGAGCCGACAACCGGACTCTGGCCCGGATTGCTCTTGAGGTTCGCAAACGAGAAGAGCGTAGATGTATTGCCGTTAGTTACGGTCAGCGTACCAGCCGCGCCCGCTGCTGTCTGAGCGTGTAAGTTCACCTCGTCAGCCGTATAGGGAACTGTCAGATTAAACATTACCATCCGGTCAGCGCCGGGGATAACCGTTCGAGTCACCGAGTTATTGAAACGGTCGGTGATCAATCCGTTATCAATCACAATCTCAAACGCGCGAACCTCAGTAGCGCTTGCGTCTGCCGATAAAGTAAACGTGGTATCCGAGAAGATATACGGAGCCCCCGCGTCGATGGTCAGCGAAGGGAACGCCGAAGCCGAAATCACCTCAGTCTCGCCCTCGATATCGAGCCGGAAAGTAATCGGCTGGCCCTGCGAGCCGGAGATGGTAGCGCGGCTAACCCGGCAACCAGTGTAGACAAATCGATTTGCCACCCGGTCAATAAGAACGCCGAACTCCTCGACCGCTTCGGCAAGTACGCTTCCCGAGCCCAAGATAAGCGGCAAGAGCGACGTAATCTCTGTAGGGGTCGGGTGCAGGACGATTGAACCCGAAACCACGCCCTGAGCAATCCGGCATCGTTCGCCATTGCGGGAGCGTGTACCACGGATTCCGTTATTGTAGAGAAGCGCCTGAGTGTATCGCAGTTCCTCAGACAAGAACTCAATCGCAGTTCCAGCGCTGAAATCGCTGATACCAGTGACCACGCCAGATTTTAACGCCATTTTCGCCAGCGTACTGATCGAGGGAGTACCCATATCCTATTTTCCTTATAAGCCTCTAACCTCGCGGCTTACGCACCGCACGATTAGTTGTGAGTGATAGTAGTTGTTCCAAGCTGCATTAGGTGACGTAATCGGACCCGGCGTGACCGTGACCTTGTAAACTTCATCCACCCCCGTTAGCCTCTGATTCCTCAAAGCGCGGTTAATCTGTTCGCGCCACTTGAGGTATTTTTCCTGATTCGTTACGAGGTCTTGATTCCCCGCAGCCAGTACCGTAATCGTTACCGGGTACTGAACATCATCACGGATATTCGTCCCCTCACTAGGATTCTGATTCTCGACCCCGATCTGACTAATCACAATCCCCGGCAGGTCATACGTCCCATCATCAAAACCCCGATCACTTGGGAGTTGACGGATAACCACCGAGGCATCGGCTAAATCTTCCAAATCACAAAGCAGGATTCGCGCCCGTACCGCATCTAAACAGCGATAATGAACGCTCGTTGTCGAGCCAGTAGATACGAAGTATTGCACTGAACTAGGAACGCCAGCCGACGAAACATACCCGAAGTAATGCCCGTTAGTCAAAAGAAGATTGATAACACCGTTTCCAATCCGGCTTCCGGGGCTAGTCCAAGTCCCAGAGGAACCCAAGCCCCCTGAAAAAGCCTGAACGTAGGCAGTATGACTATCCCCAGCACCACCCCCGGCAATTGTAAGCGTAACCCCAAACCCGTCGCCTTTGTCGGTATAAGTGTACGTGGTCGGCACTTAGATACTCCCCAAGATATTCTCATCCACCCACTTACCGAGCGTCTCTACCACAGCATCAGCGCCGTCATCTGTCCAGTAGAGAAACTCGCGCGGAGGGATTCGGCTCGTGCCGTAGTTGTTGTATCCGCCGTACTCAAGATTTGTACCCCAAGCCAGATCCCGGCCCGAGTTCTCGATAACGCTATCCCCCGTCCCGAAATCCGTAGTCACGCTCTGCATCAGCGCTGTAGTCAGGATAAGCAGCGGATGAGGCCCGTACTGCCTTACCGTCTCAGGAGCGTGAGCAGGCCATGCCGTCCCGCCCGCATCCTGAGCCCGCTGGAAGATATCCATAAACATTCCCGCGACATCAGCCCGGCACATATCAAGAGCCTCACTCATATCGCCTTCGAGAGACTTTACGAGCTTATCGAGGACTCCCGGCAGTTGCTCAGCTTCTATCGTGGTCATTTCTGCTTTCCGCAAACAAGCTGATATCTCTGACCTAGCAGGAACGTACTCACCAGCCGCACCGTAAACGCTTCACCATTGTCCGGCGCGAGCGAATCCGAGACGCTGAACTTATCGCCCGGCTTAGGCTCAACTGAACCTATCCGGCTTTTCCAGACGTAGAAAATCGTATCGTTAGCGCTCAGGAAAGATTGACCATCGGCCAAATCTTTCGCCGTTGGATTCTTCCTCTCAGCGTCATACACCGTAAACGCGGTCCCCCATGTCGGCCCCTGCCGCTCCTGATAACTGAGCGTCTTTCTGCCCGGCATAATCAGAAAACGATCTGCGAGCTGGGAAGCGTCTAGCACCAGTTGAACTCCCGGTATCCATTTACAATCGACTGGACCGAGTGCATATCGTTAGAAGCGTCGGCATTGCCTTTGAGTGAATACGAGTAGTATTCCAGAGATTCGCTCGCGACCATCTGCCCGCCGTTGGAACTGGAGAGCATAATCACCCGCGCGAGTAGAATCCCGGCAAGTTTCAAATCGTCCGGCGTTGTCGAGTAGCCAGCCGTATAGGTAACTTTTATGTTACCAAGTCCCGGAATCTCTCCGCCGATTAGCTCCGATCCGCTGGTCACTCTTCGCGCCGGCCAGACCGAACCAACTCGGTAGAGAATCCCACTCCGCGAGAAAGAGCTTGAGGTAATATCAAGCGCGTAGTCCTCACCAGATGTTAAAAGCGTTGACGATCCGAACGCACCGGAGGCGAAACCAAAATACGCCGAATCGTCAACGTAAACGGAAGCCACGGCTGTTACAGGTCTGCGCCTCAGAACTAGCTGATTCGTGCCAGTCCCTTGGTAAAACTCTGTAGCCGAGGCACTATCGAAAACGAGGCCGGTCTTGCGAGTAATAATCGCGGACGCCTGATTAAGGTAAGTCTGGTACAGCGAATCGCTCGCCGTTCCACTCAGCCCCAAATGCGTCTTGAACTCTGTTACGCTCGCAATCGCCACCGGCCACCCCTTAGCTGTTTAAGACCGCTTCGGCGTACTCTCGGAGAGCCGCCTTGTAGCGTTCTGGAATCGACTTCCCTTGCTTATTCAAGCTCAGCCAATAACGCTGATTGATCGGGTGCGCCGGGTTAAGTTTCGGAGCGTGGGAGTCCGGGTCGCCCGGCATCTCTTGCGTCACGGGTCGCCCCGTGTTTACGTCGATGAGAGGCTCTTGCTTCACATCGTCCCACATCCAAACCAGAACCATCGGAGACCGCTCCTCAGCCTTGGGAGCTTCTACCTTGCCGCCTGAGATAATCCGCTGAGCTTCCTCGGCAAACGGCTGAGCGAGCGTAAACGCCTGCTTCGCCAGTTCGCTGAGTTGATAGCCCGGCCTCTGAGCTACAAGCTGCCGGTAGATATTCGCTGCCTCGCTAACCAAGATTTCCTGATTAGGTACAGCCGCCTTGGGTTCAAATTCTTTCGCCATAAAAATCGCCTCCGGTGAGAAAAAGAACTACTAGGCATCAGCGGCAGGGTTGAGAACGCCGTTCACATCACCCACGCCATCCGAGCCATAGTTTTCGATACAGTAACACGAGCCGGGGTCCAGTGCCGTTCGGGTCGCCGCAGCGGCCAGAGTGCTATTGACCACGTTAAAAGCAATCACGCCAGTACAGGCGCTCACCAGCTCAATCGCATGATCGCCTGATTGAAGGTTGGTGAGAATGTTGTTCTGAAGCCGCATGGTAGTAGCCACGTTACCCGTTGGGTTGTGGATGCAGGCGTCATTAAAGTCGCCATACACATCACAGCCCTCGATAACACAGCGATCCACAGCCGCGCCAATTCGGATAGCCGCGTCAGAGCCAGTCGCCACCGAGCGGAAGACGCAGTTTCGCACAGTCGCGCGAGCGGCGCCGGTTGAAACCAGAACACCCAAAAGGTATTGCTTCGCGGACCCTTCCATGAACGAGCAGCTATCAATCGTACAGCCCGCGCCGGTCACGGTCACAACCGCAGTTTGGCTATCAACGTCGTTTTGGAATACCAGATTCGAGACCCGGCAGTTATCAGCGCTCACGGCAACCGTAGCGCCAGTGTGAGTAAAGGTAATCACCGGACGGTTAGAGCTGTTACCCAGCCCGACAATCGAGACACCGGCAACGTCTACCGCGATATCCGAGGCATCAGCCGCGAGCGTCTCGGCATGGCCCGGCATGACGTAGATAACGTCATTTTGGTTTGCGGTGCATTGGCCGATAGCGTAGTCGATAGTCGCAAAAGGGGCGTCTGGGTTGCGCCCAGAGCCAGTAGAGTTAGAGCCAGTTCCAGAATGAACCCAGAACTTTTCGCCGGTTGATTTTGATTCGTCAGTAAAAGTGAAAACACCACCAGCTTGCTTGCGCGAAAACAATTCAGTACGTGACATATTCAGGGTTGTCCTTGGTTATGAGATTAGGTCAGAAAAAACGGGTGGCAAGGCGCTAATGGATTGCACCCTGCCACCCGCTGGGGAGTGAGATTCAAACTAGCTGAGCGCGGTCAGCGGAACATTCCGTGGATATGCGCTTCCGCACAGAACCCAGTGGGAATTGATAAGCAGCGCGTTTCCAACGTCGTCACCTTCATAGGAAGATTGGACGAACTTGAAACCGGCGTTCACATCCAGAGAATCGGCCATCACTTCAACCAGCACCACAGCGGCGCTCGTGTCCGAAGCGATATCAGTACCACCCACGCTCACGAGGTCCAAGTCAGCCGAGCCGGTTGAGCCCAAGTCAACGTAGGTCCAAGTATTCTGCGCGGTCATGGTTCCGACCTTGTACCAAACTCGCTGGAAAGTCACGGCCTTTGAGCCGGTTCCCGCGTTGTCGGTAGCTTGGTTGATGACAATCGAGAGATCATCACCTGCCGTTCCGGCTGGCTTGATGAGGAGCAGGTAAGCCCGCTCGTAATTCTCAAGATTCACCCAGTCGCCAGTCAGATCGCTGTTGGCGTCTTGGTTAATCAGATCCGGGATTAAATCGCATCCCATTCCAAAGAAACTTGCGTTCATGTTAATTCCTTTCGTGAATTAGGCGCGAGCGTCGAGAGTAACAAATGCCGATTGGGTCGCGCTGCCCTTGTACGGAGTCAGCGGTGTATCTTCCCAAGGGCGAGCATCGCAGCGCATCGTAAACTTGATAGCCATTTGGTCAGTCAAGAAGGCAACGTGCATCGAGGCCTGTTGAGAAATGCCACCCTTGGAGATGCTCAGCACCTTCGAGAGGTCGGCAAGAATCAAGTCACCCTGATCACCCAGAGTCGAGTTGAACTCGGTCTCTGCGCGGCCCAGACCCTTGAGAGTCTGAGGAGCAGCGCCAGCGATTCCGTTAGCCGGACGATACAGAGCCATGCCGCCCGTACCAACATCCTGCGCGAGGTTGTCGAGTTGAGCGCCGCAGTCTTGATTGTGATACCAAGAGTAGTTTCCACCGGCGATCTTGCGAGCAAACATCTTGTCGATATTCGCGGCAACAATCGTATCCGCCGCTTGCCCGGCTTCCTTGGCAACCGAGACCAGAGCAGGAGCGCTCAGGATACCTAAAGGCTGACCAACACCAGTACCGTTGAACACCGCATCACCCAGCATGAAGTTGAACTCTTCAGCGGCCTTGCGGGTAACGTACTGCTCGATTGCAGTACCGGCGTCGTCGATCAGCTCTTGTGTCAGGTAAACCAGAACGTGAAGTTTCTTCAGGTTCAGAACGGTTTGCCGAATCTTCGGAGAGCTGGAGGTCAGCGAGCCACCTTCCGCACCCCAGTAACCACGCAAGCCACCATGCCGCGAGCCATTGGCCCGGCTGGTTTCCGCATTGCGGTTAAAGGTCATGGTGTTGCCCGATACGGTGTAATTGTCCGTCTGAGCAAACAGGTTATTGCTGTAGACTCGCTCCAGAATCCCGGAAGCAAATTCTGGCATCACGAGGAACCCGCCGTCTTCGCCTACCTGAACGCCCATCCCTTGGATAGCCTTCTCGTAGACGTTGTTGACCTTCGAGCGCCATTCGCCAGTACCACCGGATTGATAACCGCTCTTGAGGAAGTCACCGAAGCCCTTGAAGACTCCGTGCTTGTAGCCCTTGGGCAGTTTCAAGCTCTTGCACTTCTGACCGGCTTCCCGCTCAGCGCGAGCCTTCTCCAAGTCGAAAGCAACGTACTCATTCGATTCCTCGAAGTACGAAACTGAACCACCTTCAGCGTCCTCGGTATACCGTGGCGCGGGCTGGTTCAAACCCTTGAACACTTCACGCAAGGAACCAAACTCCTTGCGGATTTCGTCGATGCTGTTTTTCAGATCGATATCACTCATATCCTATTCCCTTGTGAAAAATCACTTACGAGCCGGAACCGCGCTTTTGAGCGTTCCGATTAAGTCCTTCATCTCTCCAAACATTTCAGAGAGCTGCTTTGCAACTTCCGGGGTCTCCTTCGGCTTCTGTGTCCGCTGCTCTTTCGCCTTAGAGAACAGCCGATCCAGAGTCCGAGCGGATTCCCGCAGATTGTCGCGCTGGAACTTTGTCAGATTGCGACTCGAAGAAACGCTCTTCAGTCGATCCGCCACGCCCATCAACTCAAACCGCTGGGTAGCGCCAAGAGAGAGAAACGATTTGAGCATCGCCTCCTCGTCCTGTTCCTGCCCGCACGACTCACACACCTCACCGAGCTTCGCCTTGTAGTTCTCGGAGTAAGCGCCTTCCATCGCCAGCTTGATCTGTCCGAGGTTCTCCATGATCGCCGTCATGGCCTCTTTGACCGTTGGATTCTCCAGCGGCCCCATCCCTTGTTCCATATTGCCGTATAGCTCAGAGACAGCCTTATAGGCCGCTTCCATAAGCTGAGCGCCGTAGCCCTTGGCTGGCATCTCTTCGGCTCGGTCCTCTTCCTCTTTCGGGGCGTCCTCTGTGGTCATGCCTTCATCTTGAGGCATTTCGTCTTCCATCTCTTCGTATTCCATTGCCTTGAACCCCGGTACTTGAATCTTGCGATTAGGTAAATACAGTTCCAAACTCTTCGCGATACTCGGCACAATCTGCCGTCCCGCGAGCTGCCCCTTGGCAACCGTTGCCGCGATGGCCTCGGGATTGCACCCGATACCAACCCAGCTCCATTCGAGGAGCATCCATTCCTCAAAGTAGGTATCTGACTTTCTGACCACCGGCTGAGTCACCGGCGTAAAGCGAACCGATGTAGCCCGAACCGTCCCCTCGGCTACCAGCTCGAAAATCTGCTCAGCTTCGAGAAACTTATCCGTAAACCAGCAAGTAGCGACTACGTTGGATTGTGTCTTTTGAACCGAGAGCCTGCCGGTGTTGGGGTCTTGGCTCGTGCCGATTGGCTTGGTTAATACCTTGCCGTGTTCCCAAAATACCACCGGGTTAGTCTGGTACTCATCTAGTGAGCAGCCCAGCGGATTGAGCGAGTCGCGCACCCGATCCGGCGCAGGAGTCGAGATAACCGCCGAGGCTGTCCTTCGCGCGGTGTCTACGTTCGTAATGCGACCGGCCCCAGCTAATGCAGGGGAACCGGCGAATTTGTAGATCGTTCCGAGACGTTTTCTCATGGTGGCAGGATATCCTATTTACTGGAAATGCGGCAAATACCGTTTCTAACATTGATTAGCCCGCCGTAAGTCCTAGTGGCTCAAGGACTTAGGAAAAGCCTGAATTTTCTGTCAATTTACTTCCGATATCCTATTGCAGGACGCGAATACTCACTCATACAATGGGACGAGTTGAGACCACTAACGGAGAATCAAAAATGACTATCGGGCAAACACTGGTTATTCACGAGCGGGCTTTTGATGCTGCTATCGTGAAGGTTGTAGGCGAAACCCAGCGGGCCGTAAAAGTCCAGAACATTGATAACGGTTACGAGTGCTACTTTCCGAAGTCTGTACTTCAGCCATACAAGCCGGGAGTCCCGACCTACGAGAATGAATACCGGGTATCCCTGCGATTCAAGCTCGACCTCGGACAAGAGCGAGTCTTAAATATCGCGGAGTAAGCCGAAACCCCTGCGGGGGTCTGGCCGGGCGGTTCCCGGTCACTGACGAGGCAACCAAGAATTTTTTGGAATCTTTCCAATAGGCTAACGTGCTTAGCGAATACTCTCTTGTTACCTGTTCAGTTTACCAACTAGGAGAAAATGAAATGGCTACCCCGAAACTAATCCTCGCCGCCAACCGCATCACCGAGCTATCGAACACCCTTGAAAACGTCTGCCATGATGACGGAATCAAACTAGAGGCTATGGAGGATTCCCAGCTTGTCAGCGAGGCCCGCCACGTTCTCAGCCTGTTCCTAGAGGGCGGAACCTGCCAGAGCGAGATGCTCGACTCTGACGAAGCAGAGGAGCGCCAGTCAGCCCGCAAGCAAATCAGGCAGCTCAAGAAACTAATCGAGAATTTTTCTGAATCCTGCCAATAGGATATCGAGACTAGCGAATAACCCTCTGTAACCAACTCACCACTAACCGGATACTGGCAGATGGATGACACAATGGAAAACCGCAAGAAACTCGTAAGGCGATTGCGAAGCCTTGCAAAATGCGAGCCATGCGTAGCCCACTACAAAACTGTCACCGCTGTTGAGTGGTCAGTTTCCGAACTGCTCCAAATGGTCGAGCGGGCAGAGTCGGTAATCAGAAACAATTTTAAGCAGTCATATCTCAGCAACTAACCGGAGAACCCAAATGAACGACCAAGCCACCATCGAAGTCGGAACCATCTTTACCAGCCAGTGGGGCTACGAACAAACCAACGTCTGTTTCTACCGCGTGGTTCGCAAGACCGCCAAGACCGTGACCCTTGAGAAGCTCTCCACCATCATCACGGAAGATGGCAACATGCGGGGTAAGGTTATCCCCGGTGAGACTGCCACCGGCAAGCAATTCCGCCGCTCGCTACGTGGCGAGTGGGTCACTATCGAAAGCTACGAGAGCGCCCGCCTTTGGGACGGCACACCTCAGAGCTTCACCGCCTACGCTTAGGATGCCCGCAAATGACAGCCAAACGCACAAAGTCAGCCGCCGAAGCTATTGCGTGGTCAGTCTGGTCGGATGTCGAAAGCATTAGAGAACACCGCTACCAACCTACCCGCTACGTCAGGATTCACGTTTTTGCTTTTGATTCAAGTTACTACTGCGCAACACTACCCGGCCAAATGCCGCCCGATGGCTGGGAGTGGAAGCTAGTAAATCACAACCCCTATCACGGTCGGCAAGTCTACGAGTCAATTACCACAACCCCGGAGAAACACTAATGAACTACCCCAAAGGACTCTACGAACGGACCCGCGAGATCAAGACCGCTGAGCAGATTGAGAAGGAAGCTGAGGAGGCCCTCAAGAGCCTACTCGGATTCCGGCTCAAGTTTAACCTCGAAGGTATCCGCGACCTAGCCGAGCGCTCCATCGCTGAGATCGAGAACTACGGCCTACCGCACAACCGCAGGCCCACCGAGCTTCTCAACGAGGTCATGCAACTGGCCCAGATGATGGCTCAGGTCGAGCAGGCCCGCGCCATGCTGGAGGCCGTCGATGCGGGAGAGACTCGCGCTCGCAAGCAGGAAGATACCGCTTACCCCTTCTAATAGGATATCGAGACTTCATAGCGCCTAGCGAGTGGTGGCGCGTAACCCTCGCAAGCTGGCAAACCGTCCTGACTCCTCATAAACAAAAGGACGCCGAACTAGCCGCTGGCCCCGCGTTAAAGGGCTTTTTCTTTTCACCAACCAACTGAGGCGAATCAAATGGAATTTCTCACGCTACAGCAACACCCACCAAAAGGAATCGGCTTAGAGCTTTCCCCTGAAGCAATGGAGGCGCTCGAACAGATTAGGGCAGGGTGGAGCGACGATGTTAGAGCCTCGCGGATATCCGGCTCCACTACTAGCCAGATGGTCGCGACCTTTCAGGCTCACGGCAGGCTAGTAGAGCAAATGGACAACAAACACCGGCGACGACTTGCAAGAAAAAAGGAACAAGGCTCCACATGAACGAACTACAAGACCTACTCGAATACGGCGAACTCCGCCTCTGGAGATGCTACCACTGGTACTACGCCGAGCTAATCTTCGAGATACCGGCTGGCGAGATAAAGATGATTCAGGCCCGCGAGTCCACGATAGAGGAACTCGCCTACAGCCTGCGAATCGAAGTTGCGGAACTGGCCCGGAGCTAAGTCTTCTCTCCCTTGCCGCAGTCCTCGCAGTAGCGATAACCCACCAGACCACTACGGCGCACGATAGACCTACCGCCACACTTTCCACATTTGGCCGGAGGTTTACGCTGCTCCCAAGGTCGGTGGGTTTTCGCGCGTTCGCTCGCAGCCTTGCGCCGCTCAGGAGTCCAGCTCAAAGCCCGGTCCCTATTACTTGGTAGGTTAGAAAACAGCGGCAATTATTGTGTCCCGGAGGGCCGTTAGGGAATTTATCCTCCCAGAATCGTTGGTTCTTTCCTTCGAGTGGCCCGCAGATCTTGCAGACCTTTTCATCCCGCTGAGTATGCCACACCTTGAGCAGCTTGAGATCCGCCATCGGCCTACGTGGTCTACTTGGCGTACCCGTCTCGCTAGGCTTCGGCGCTGCTGATTCACCCGGCTTGGTCCCGCCTACCGTCTCGGAATCATCCGGCTCATATCCCTCAGCCACTCCGTCACCACCTAGCACCTCGCGGCGCCGCTGAGCAATCTCTCGCTCCAGCTCTCTCGTGGTCGCGTTCTCACCCGCTGAGATAGCCCGCGTGGTCTCGGTAATGCTCACCGACTCCGGGAACTTCTCGCCCCAGAGCATGTACAGATAAGCGCCCAGCGCCAGCTCACCCGCGCGGACCTGCCGCACCCGGTCGCCTACTTGCTTTTGGAGCTTCGTGAGAATCGACTCAGCCAAGAGCGTAGACTGGTTATCAATCCTCCGGTTAATCTCTGAGGCGATCCCGATAGCGTTCAAGTCCCAGCCCAGCTCATCGCCCGTTCGGATTGCCGCGTCAAAGGCTACATCCTTGAGGATAGGCGCCACCTCGACCTTAATCATCTGCTTGGCTTGCGCGTAGAACCACTGCGGCAGGTCGTCCATCATCGGCCTATCCCCGAGCCGGGAGAGCGCCGCTTGCTCAAGGTCGAGCAGAAGCGCCATGATCACCGTCTG